GCTCAAAAAACTAATTCAATTGTTACAAATGTGACACAACTAGCACAACGCGTTAATTAAACTCTGGAAAGCATCTCTATTGTTTTCTGAACATTCTTATCTTGGAGTGTTCTTTTTATTGTTGCTTGTGTAAATTTATTAAGTTTTGTTGAATCAAGTTGGCTCATTTTCTTAACTGCTTCATTATTTACACTCATTGCTGTCATGCGTTTTTGAATACTCTGAATATCTTTATCAGCAAAAGCGCTAGATATTTTCAACGGCTTATAATTATTTAGTTTATAAGAATTGAACTTGTTTAAAGATTGCAGAGCGCCTTCGTTAAGACTTAAACCACTTATTGACTTTTTCAATTACAAATCCCTCCTTAATTATCTTCCAGAATATCTTCTAATGTTTTATAGTCCACATAGATATGTTCAAGTATAAAGTCTTTTAACTGATGTTCAGATATTTTCTTGTTTGCTACATCTAAAGTTATATCATAAAGCTTTTTAGGGGCCAACATATCAAGATTATAAAAATTTATTCTTAAAAAACTAAGTGCTGACAAAAAGGCAGTTCTCTTATTGCCATTATTAAACAATTGCTTTGTAGCAATGGCATACCATAAATAAGCTGCCTTATCAGTAATTGTTGGATGCAACTCATAATTAAATACCACCTGATTTACCGTGCCGATAACCTGTTCTAACCCTGCCCTATCTTTTAATCCGTAAAGCCATTCTTCTTTTAAAATCATCTTTTCTGCTCTTTCATTTAATTCGATGAAGTCTTCTAATTTCAAATTTGTTTGCGGGAAAGGCAAAACCATAGAATTTTGGATTATCCGGTCTTCAGATAATAAAGAAAGCATGTACCCCTTACCTTTTTTGCCAATTATTAATTGCATACCATTTTTATCATCATTAATATTTAGAGTATGCCTCATTGCTAGCAAAAACTCATCTACTTCTTCATTATTGCCACCATTTGACATTAAAAGGTAACCATCAGTATCCAATAAAATTTCCTCCATACTGGTAATAGGTTATTGTTAGTATAATATCATAATTTATAAATTAAAAACAAAAAGCCCACCCCGAATTAACGAGATGGACTTCTTTTGTATCTATGTGGACATGACCAAATATGTAGAGGCAAAGCATACAAGCCGGCTACAACACATGCAGCTTATGTTTTTAATAAAATAACACAGCTTTGTATGTCTTACTCACCCTCAATTACCTGTAATAATAAACCATAGTTTACAGAATGTAAACTCATTTCGTTGATTTTTGTAAACCTATAAAACAAAAAGCCCACCCCGAATTAACGAGATGGACTTTTTGGCATTTATTCTGTTCCGCCGATAATCTTAACATTTTAGAAGAATTTTTCAAGCACATAAATGCCTAACGGAACAACAATCCCAACAACAATTACCCCAATTTCCCAGTAAAGAATGGTTTTTAAATTACTAATATCACTGGCATTGGCTTTAATGTTGTCCGCGTTGGTTTGCGATAACTGTAACGCCTTCTCGGCTTTATCATCAGCACTGTTAAGATTATCCATTTTTGTTTCTAGACGGGCTAAGCGCTCGTTAATTTCCATAAGAGTTTCGGTAACGTTAATTTCATTTTGAGGCATGCCTATCCCGCCTTTTTAATAAATTTAATGAATGCTTTATTGGTCGTAAAATAGCCGATAGGCGTCTTTAGCCGCGTGACTTTGCCATATTTAACCGGGGTGCCATAGATTCGGCTGCCTTTGCGTAAACGAACGTACCGTTTGGATTTTCCCGCCAGATCATTATAAGCATGAATTTGACCAATGCGGACTTCGTATAGACCCGGAGTTTGATAGTAGCTAGGCTTGGCCACCGTCGTGGTGCCGGATAGTGAACCATCGAAGTCCAGTGAAGCATCAACCCCATAGAAATTATCCGTGTACTGCCAAGCATTCGCGTTAGCCACTCCCGGCGCATAATTATTATAGGCAGCAACCCAAATATGCTTGTCGACTAATGCCGACCGATTAATTCGACCGGCATTAAACCAGGACGCTGAACCGTAGGTGATCACATTACGGTAGCCGTGGTTGATTAAATACTTCAAGAAAACATTTACCTGGGCTGTTGTATAAGTGGGCAGATCGCTGGCTTCTACATCAATAGCCAAGACGGTAGATTTATCCAACCCAAATTCCTTAACCCACGCCAGGAAATATTGAGCTTCGGCGGTGCCGTAACCGTGAAAAAAGTGGTACACCCCGACTGCCTTAAAGGTCTTTAAACCATTTGTGATTTGGGCACTCGCCTTACGGTTAAGGTAATCAGTGCCTTCCGTAAGTTTCACAATAGCAAATTTAGCGCCTTGTTTCTTCTTAGTCTGCATAAAGGATAAAGAGCTGGCCTGATAGGCTGAAATATCAATTCCACGTGGATAGGTCATAACTATCCCTCCTTCACTTGCGCATCAGTAGCCGAGGCTTGTGCCGGCTTTTCGGAGCTTGTCGTTGGAGCAGATGCCGCTACGCTAGTTGTCGCTTTGGCTGATGCTGAACTAGTGGGTGCCGCACTGGTTGCTGGCTCATCAGGATCTGGTAACCCGGTTGTTTGTGGGGCGTGATTATCGTAACCCAGTTTTTTAAATTGCTGATAAGCGGCCTCAACCAGTGACGAAACAATTTCTGGTGTCACCCAGGTAAAGCCAAGCTGGTGAGCAAATTGGGTCACTTCTTGAATGGCTGCCTTTTGCCGGTCCGATTTAGACAGCCCCACTAATGTAGCCATCTTAATGACTGTCTGTAAGGCGTATTGGGTCAACTGATTCAACTGCTTATCTTTGATATGAGTTTTTAAATATGGAGCCAACTGTTTGATGGCCAAAGCGACCAGCGTCCCTAAGGCTGCTAAGATGCCGGTACTTTCCAACCAATTAAAAACATCTGAAATTTGATTAAACATCATAATTCCTCCTTAATTTTGAGCAAAAGAAAAGCACCTATCTAATATAGATAAGCGCTCATGTGTAAATAAATTCGTTAGTAGAGTTTTAGGTAAAAGGTTAGAAATAAAATAATAAACCTCAAAACTCATTGCAACACTTTCTTCAAATAAAATCAGCTGTTCTATTAAAAAAAAGGTAAAACAATTAGCACCCAACCTTACGATTAGGTGCTAATTGCAACGTTATTGCTTAGGTAATTATTATGAAATATTCTTAGAAGGACATTTCTCTTGGGTGCGAATAGTAACTTTAGGGGGCACTACTATTCACACAACTGCAGTATAACACTGATTAAAGAAAAAGTACTAATTAAATAATTAGTACTTTACACATATTGATATCATTGAAAGAACTTTCACTACGATGCACTCAAGCATTAAAAGTATTTTAACACTCAAACAATATAAATCAAGTACCTACTCTAAATAAAAACACCCATCTTTGGGATAGGTGGACAACATATGCATATATATTAAGGGGTATATATGAATAAGAATGAGAAATATACTTTCAGGGAATATATTTTCACATGCAGGCAACTGTCACAAAAACCTTGCCTATAATTAATTATAACACATTTTAAATAAAAAGCACCGATTGGTTACACCATAGTAAGCTGACAGCGAAAGCAACAATAACTATACACTCGTTAAATTAATTATCTTAACAAACTAATTCAATGCTAACTTAAAAATAGCATCTATAAAAATAGATGCTATTTAGAATTCACATGTTGGGGCATGTGAATTCGAAAATATGAATATAATTTGGAGTAATACATTCCAGAGAGGGGAATATATTAACATTATGAATAGCTCTGTTCAGGGAATACTATTCACACCTTTTATTTTAACACATTTATAAAATACAAGCACCCATTAAAATGAGTGCTTGTATTTGTGGTGCACAATATAAAAATGGAGTTTTTATATTACCTGTATGAATAACATGTTTTAAACACATTATCCATGCATGAATTATAACACTTTTTTTAAAGGTTCCTTGATTTACTTCATATTGTGTAAATAATTCTTAACAATTAACACTCATATAAAAAGATCACCATTAATTGCAATATAATTACAATCAATGATGAACATTACAAGATTCCCAATGGATCGACAGTTTTTCCGCACTGTCAACAAAATCATTATAGTCCCATTTTTTATTCCAGTGTCTTAAAAGGGTCCTCAAACTATTAAGATAATTAAATCTTAAAGAGATGATCCCTGTAATTTCATCAACAGTCAGTGTACGACAAAATTCAAAACAAAAGCGTTCATCCAGAGACAAACGTCAATTAAGAGAAATACTTTTGTAAGTTGATTTGTCAATATCGTCAGATAATTAATTCTCTTAACAAGGTTATTATATCACATAGCAAAAAGCCTATCACTAAAACTTCAACAAATAGTTGTGAAGGATATTATTTCAGGTTGAAATAAGATTTAGGAGAACCCTAAGTTGGAAGATTTTAATAATAGGCTGTTTTGAAAAACATGAAAACTTCACAGTAGATTTCTACTGATAAACCTAATTATAATCTTTATTGTAAAAAATAAAAGGGTGCTTCTCACCTTTTCATAAAATTAAAGAAAGATTAGCAGCATTCACTAATAATTCTTTCCCGACCAAGAAGCTTCATAATTCATAGTCGCCTTTGAATTATAAAGTTAAAACAAGAACATCTACTTTAACTGTAGATGCTCCTCCCTGTGTTTGCAAAATGTAGACTAGTAGCTGTTTAGCAAAACTACTAATCTAATTACATTATAAACATTTTAAGGTAAATGTGAACTACTTGTCTAGAATGACTGAGCTTCTGGGAACAAAAATATACAGCATCCATTAAAAAGACAGGTGCTGTATGTCATAAAACATTTAGAGAAATATATTTGAGGGGAGATATTTCTCACGAGGCCTGAATAGTATCCTAGGGGATTTACTATTCATTAGAGACATTGTAACACCTTTCAAAAGATGTGCACGCATAAAATGACAATTAATAATTCAAGCCAGATCTCCTAAATTATCCAACATTTTTCTAGCTTAATTATTGCTGTGTTATTAAACCGACTGTTTGCTCATTTGAACCAGAAATTAATGGGATCGCAACAATTTGTCCAAGACTGGTCACTGTTATTTGACACAAAGCTTTTTCATTAACCATTGTCGTCAAAATAGCATTCCCATCCCAGTCATATTTAATTAGATTTTTGAGTAGAAAGCCCCTTCAAACAATCTTTAAATAAAAGTGCTCATCAATAGATTAGCACTAATAAATTGTAAGATAACAGATCATAGCTGACAACTACAACCTCTCTTTATTATACACATATCTAACTTTTTTAACAGTCTAAATATTAATTAGGTCGTAAAATAAAGTTAGTAAAATATAAGGACGAAAGGCTAAATTAATTATAGTGTTTTTCATAAATAAAAGCACCTACTCTGCAATAGGTGCTAGTTCATATATTGGAGTATATGAATATGCTTCTAGGAAATATATTTTAAGAAAATATATCCTTTGGGGGTATAAGTAGTAACTTTTGGGGCGCTACTACCTACACACAGCATTATAGCACATCCCTCACAAAAAATAATACTAAAATACGGTTATTGTTCTGCTTATTTTACGGACGGAACCCCGCTGACATCTTTACCAACGCTTAACGCGGTGACATCCTGTGTTGTGTCACCGTTAATAGTATATGGCGGTATAACATAAATAATGCCCTTAGAATCCATATTCGCCCTAGCACCTTTGGCATTAACGGTTTCTGAAACCCATACACTGGCACCGTCCCAGTCACATTTTTGAATATTAGTTTGGTTATCGGTGCTATTACACCACAAAAAATGAATAAATCCACCCCGATCAAAAAACATATCCAGACATCGAGCCTTGTTAGGCGCAGGATAATTTTTATCAAGTTGACCATTTTCACTATCGAGAGTAAATCTAAAAAGTGAACCACCGACACCAGATCCTTGTGTTGAGACATACCCAAACCCATTACAGATAATCATTGCTGTCGGCATCGAAGTTAAGGTGAAACTCCATTCCGATCTAGTTGCCAATTTGGGGGAATATTTAATAATCCCATCTTGTGATGCACCACCAGTATATAAATCCATACCAATATAGATATTATCATCTGCATCAATCGCCACAGCTTCCCCGATTGCACTACTCAAACCCATTTGAGCTTTATAATTACCATCTTTATCATAGTAATAAGCAAAAATGTTAGAACCAGTACCGACAACAACAATGCCATTTTCGGAATCTATGGCAATTCGATTAGGTACAAAATCACTATCAGGATATTGTTTTCCCCAAACGACTTTATTTGTATCCACTTTAGCCAAATCAAATTTAGCTACAATGCCGGCAATAGCTAGAATAATGTTCCCCGCATGATCGGTTTCAATCTGCCCACTGGGTAAGTAACTAGTGGTGGGGCCGGTAAAACTGATCACTGGTGCTTCCAAAGTTTTATTATCGATAATCTTTGAGACACATAAATTGCCATTTTTATCTGTCGTTAGAATATAAACACTGCCATCAACGACCGTAGAATCTAACCACAAATTCCCATTACCATTGCCATTCAATTCGTCAATATTATGAGTAGCGGTATCCGTACTTCTAATATCTAACGGAAAAATGCGTTTACCATTTCTAGCTAGACCTTTTAATTTTTTACCATTGCGTGCAATTCCCCAAACCAACTTACTATTATGAATAATCCCCATTTACTATCACTCCCATGTAAAGTATGAACTTGTATCATTCTTAGAATCTGAAAGCGCACTGTCTTGCGTATTAGCACTGGATGGTTTAATCATAGAACCAACTTTGTCCAGGGTTGCCACATCTTTACCATTTTTTTGCAACTTACCAGTAAAGTTGGCGTCTTGATCCAATTTAGCAACATCATCCGGTACTGATCGAACAGCATGCCAGTTTGTCCAATGTTGGCCACTTGGGTATGTGCGTTGGTAAATCGTATCCGGAATTGCTTCGGTAACCGCCAATTGAACCAGATCTGCACCATCATTAATCGTTCTTACCATATAACCGTTGTTAGCATCAGGTAAACCCTCTGTGCCTTTTGGCAAGCGTACCCAAGCGGTTGATCCGTCTTGGGCATCAGCCGTCTCTTTGGAATCCTGGGGCTGTTGTGCGGTTGCCGTGATATACAGTTTGCCGTCAGATTTATTAACTGGCGCCGTATCAAATGTTTTGATACCAGTGACTTCTTCGTCGCCTGACCTATGCACAACTTTGCTGTCGTCTGCTGGAACATAAGTCTGACTATTGACCGTAATGGTGCCATCCCTGTTGTCAGTTACCTTGGTATCAATATCTTTTGCTAAACCATAATCATTGCCATCTTTATCAACCGGATCTTGATTAAACGTTTTAAGGCCATCAATTGTTTCATTGCCAACCAAATGAACAACCGAACTGTTAAGTGAGTAACCATCATTGCTAGTATTAAAAATAACTTTATCAGCATCGGAGAATCCAATATTGAATTTGTACATATAAGATACTGGTGTACTTCCAGAAAAAGCCGGAATCGTGTCCGGTAAGTTGGTTGATGTCGCAACCGCAATTAACTGTGATGTCCCATTTGTACTATCACTTCCCCAAATGCCGAATACCCACGCTTTATAATCATTTTTGACATCCGTATTATCAAGAACTGACGAAATAACTAGTGTACTATCAGTGCTATCAAAGCCATTAGCCTGAATGGTTTGGACAACATTATTGATTGACGTCATTGTTGTAATATCTGTTGATGACGATAATTGCGTATCACTGACTTCAATTTTATCAATTGAAAGTGACGACTTGTCCGAGATAATCTTAGCTAGTAATACGTTACCATTATTGGTCATTTTAGCTAAATCATAAGCCATAACTAGTTGCCTCCTGTAATATTAATTGTTTTAATTAGATTGGATTGAACACCCACACCAATATATTCCGGAAGATCGGCAGTATCCATGAATGCCACCGACTTAACCGTCACCCCATTCAGCGTTGCCGATGACAGCCGGTCCATTAATACTTTCAAAGACTGGTTAGATGTAATTAATTCAGTTGGCAATTGGTCAATATCAACAACTTGCGGCTCACCAACCATTTTAGAACCATCCCAGTAATAATCATTCTTGACTTTTACTCCTGATGTCTGAGGATCAATGCTTAGAGCATTACAGACAATGTTAATGATGTCGTTTATGGTACCGCCTGAATGGGCCGCTAAAATTTTGGTTTTCAGAATAAATCGGTAAGCGTCATCGGTGGCTCCATACCGTGGTTGGTGAATATCATCACCAATCTCATCCAATTGTTCCCCAACGGCCTCATCAATTACCCAAGCACTATGAATGCTTTCAAAGCCATTGTCCAACCACAACTGAAAATCTGTTAAGACACGAATAACTGTATTAACATTGGTTCCTTCCCCAACAGCCATGCCACGATCAAACATCTTGAATATTTCGGGGTAAAGGTCATTATATGTCGTGTTATACATAGTCAACCTCCACATTGTTATCATCGATCGTTGGAATTTCAAAAGCTGTTAAATTGATATTATCAGTACTTAATTTGCTCTTATCGGTTCCAATTGTGATGTCCGCATAATTAACTCCGTCAATTGCATAGATGTTAGAAAAGAATTGATTGGTGACAACCGTTTCGCCCATCTGTAAGCTTTCAATATAGCCTTCAACAGCTGCTTTAATATCATCAGTGCCTTCACTTTGGTCAAAACTGTCAGTTACGGTTGCTGAAACTTTAACATAGATCGGTGTTTCCGTTGGTCGATCAAAGTAGATTACTTGCGTAGTGCCGGAATCATCAATCACATTAACACTTTTACTGCCGACAAGGGCAATGCCACCTCCGCCAGAGGTTAACAGCGTATTAGCAATATCGTTATCAGTGCCGCCTTGAACATAATAATGCACCGTTTTGGGCGGATTGCCATATGAGTCGTTGGCAGTCGCTGAACTATTGTAGACACTTTTGACTGCCGTAACCCCTTGGGTATTCATTAAAGCCGTATAGATGCCATTAATCGTTCCCGACTCATTGGAATTCGAAGCCAGCAGCAGCCGGTTGCGGTAATCCAAATCAGTTTCCATATCTTGACCACCAGTGGCCGCATCAGTATTGGTAACCGTATCAATTTCTTCGACCGGTGACTGTTGGTTAACAATCGTTCCGGCATCCACATTATATTGAGCACCTAGTTCACTTGATACAACGATTGTTGAACCCATCCCATTCGCATCTAACTGGCAGTCATCAACACTATAGAACTCATTCCCATTGTCATCCATAAACACCGTTCCAGTGGGAACCACATACCCAGCCGTTCCGGTAAACGTTAAGGCGGTACTGGCTGCTTCCGCTTGTTTACGCATCAACGAATAGTTACCACCAATTCGATCAAGATTTACTCCCGTCGCCTGCTGAATATAGCCCGAATCATGAACATTCTCCCCGTTTTGGTCAATGTTCACGGCAATTTGGGCCATGACTCTTGCCAAGGTTCCCCAGAACGATCTGGGTGATACGTTTGTATCTTCGCCGTTCTCTTTCCGAATAAAGCCTTGAATGGTGTCCAAAGCGTCATCATATTCCAATGGAGAATAGCCATTCTCATCAATCACTTAAATCACCTGTTTCCCAGTCAAATTCTTTTAGCTGATTGTTGACCTCAATGGTAATGCCCACATTCAAGTTACGACCAATTTGTTTGAATTCTACATCATGAACATCATCAATCCTGGGATCTTCAAGCAAGCAATCTCTAATTTCAGCAGTAACAAATTGTTCTTGCTTCATGCTGCCCACAACTGCATCCCAATCTAATCCTTCATCAGTGTCCAGATACCAGCCACCTTTGCGAGTATTCAAAGCAATTTTGCACGATTGAGCAATTTCATCCATGCCTTCAACAGTTGTAACATTGCCATATTCATCTTGTTCAAAATCGCCATGATCATTTACATAAATATCCGATGCCATTTAGATCACCTACTTCAAGTCGATTTTGCCAACAATCACGCCGTCATTTTTATCATGCATACGTTCACTATCAATTTTAAAGACGTTATTTCCTTTAGCATTGGATGTGTCTCGGTCTTCAAATACGACCACCACCACATCGCCTACCTGATAATTAACTGTCATTTCTGCATAAAAAGGTGAAAAGTCATGAGAATCACCAATATCATCATGATATTTAATCTTAATCGGAATGAAAGATGCTTGAAGACTTAAAAGCTGTGGTCGTTTAGTCCCATCGGTATAAAGTGCTAATGGTTGAACATTATAAGTCTTATCTGAGTTAACCTTAACAATCTTACAGCGCATCGCAATACTCATATCGCTTATGATTTCATTCTTATAAGTTTGGAAGAATTCCTCCATGTAATCTCGATTTTCAGCCATTATTTTTTACGCCTACTTTTCTGTTTAGCTTTCAACTTTTTACGATTAGCAGCATCGAGCTTGGCTTTAGCTTTCTTATCCTTGCTTTTAGCCTTCTTAGTCGATGCAGCTGTCTTCTTTTTGTATTTGGTATAATCAACTACGTCCAAGGTCGAAACACCTGAGTCGTCGGTTATCGCTGATGTACCACTCTCTATTAGAACCCACCCCGTTAAGGTTGTACTCTCAATATGAAAGATATACCCGACAGCAAATTGAGGGCGGAACAAAGCTGTGACTTGGTAATGTTGTAAACCGTCATCCGAGTCATCCTGGGCTTCTGGTTCTGCCAACAAACCGGTTGAATATTCCAGATAGAATTGCGATTTTTTGTTTTTGGAATAATCAACGATTTCAAGCCGGCCGTGAGGATAAGAGACGGGTGTTTTGCATTGAGATGCAATACTCTTAATTGCGGCCATCGGTTTAGATTTCGCGGTATACCCTTTGGTAAACTTCTTGTCATACACGAGTTTGAGCTTGTAAATTTTAATGCCGGCTTTCTTAGCTATCTTTTTGATGATCGACGATCCCCTGGTGTTTTTGGCGAAAGACAACGGCTTATATTTGGTTGTCTTGGTTACCTTAGCCTTGGCAGTTTTATCAGCCTTCTGTTTGACATATTCCTGACGCTTCTTTTTAGCAAAAGCATTTTTCTTGGTTGTAATCGTATGACTATATGCCCGTAGTTGTTTGCTAGTAGCATTCGGGTGATTGTCAATATATTTGCGCCGAATAGCATTCATTTTGCTGTTATAGGCCGTTATTGACTGATCAAGCGTTTTTTGAGCTGATACAGCTCGTGAAGAGGTTGTCTTGATCTTAACCTCAGGAATCTTATCATAATTGCTGCCATCAGTGATCGTAATTGTGGTGGTCTTCCCTGACTCGTCAATTGTGGACGGGGTCGGCGTTGCTAACGTGCCTTCCATGATAATTCCAACGTCATTATATAGACCTGTTTCGCTGTACCAGCCGCCGTACACGCGGGCATTAACTCCCTTAGTTAGATACTTAATATCTTCGGTTGGCAAATTCATGATGGAAACTTGGGTGGTCTCCCTACTGCCTGATTGATAAGAAGCCTCGATGTCCATTGATACGTTGTAAGGAATCTTGGCATAGCTCTTTAAAGTCAGTTTCCCTTTCTTACCATCGACTTCCAATCGCCGATATAGCCTTACCAACTTCATAGATTATCACTCCAATCATTTGGCAGGGCATACTCATTACTGTCATCTGACGGCTCATCTTCAATCAGCGAACTACCAGTGTCATCATCCAGCAAGTCAGAGTTGTCCGTATCATTCTCATCAACATCAGCATTGCTTGGGTTCTCAATATCCGGATCCAAATCATCGTAATATAGAAACACTGATGTTTGAAAATTATCAATGCTGACTTTATTTTCGACACCCGATTCATCAAAAGGAACAATTCTATCCGCTGGAAGATTAACGTCATTAATATTCCATAAAGGCATACCGTAAACCAGCTTCTCGCCAGTAATCAAGGGCGTGTCGTCAGCATCATATAAATTAAAATAAATGTTGTCAAAACGGTCACGATAGTAAAATTCAATTGTGAAATTCTCGGCTCCCGATGTAAACACACAATAATTTGGCATATCACTGGTATCAATCACCAATTTGTCATGTAAGCTCATGATTTTGCCTCCCTATTTAACCCTTAGTTTGACGCCCACCGGAATAGAGCGATCCGGATACTTATTCCACTTGCGTAACTGCGAGACACTTACGTTATATTTGAGAGAAAATTTATAATAAGTATCACCAGATTTAGTAGTGACTGTTTTAACCGAACTCTTACTGCTATTCTGCTTATGGCCGCTGCCTGATTTTTTCTTCGCCTTTCCCTTATTTTTAGAAGCATTTTTCTTCTTTTTGACGTTGGAATCAGCCCAATCAACCTTTTGGAGAGTAATCGACAATGGAACTTGGTTATCCACATCGGTATCATGTGGTTTATCAATTGCCGAAATAATTGAATGAGCAAAAGACGTTTGACCGTGTAATTCAACTTCGGCCGTGTTTTCAGCCCATTTCCTTACACGTTCAAACTTTTTAACCAACGTTGGCACATCGCCAACTTCCCCGATCAAAGCACCACCAATAGCGATACTTTCCGTTCCTGCCTGCGTCACAGTATTAATCGGAGTGTGCTTAATAACTGCTGTTTCATTAACATTGACGGTTTCGGAAAAGTCTTCACTGTCAGGCCATAAAACAGCATAACTTTCCTTACTTCCTGGATTAAAAGGCGTTATCCAGGTCACATCCTTACCACCGGTTTCAGCCATTACAGCTGCCGAAATCGCTTTTTTCAAAATCGCCCGCTGAAGTAACTTTTCTGCTGCTAAACTTGGCTTAGCCTTTTTGGCCTTCGATAGTTTGCTTTTAGCTGATGTCTCAGTCTTTTTGGCTTTTGTAAGAGCCTTCTTTTGCGAAGCCAGTGTTTTTTCAGCAGCAGCGATCTGCTTAGCTAACGCTTTCTTTTTACTTCCTGTGGCTTTGGCATATTCTTTCTTAAGTGCCGTCAACTTTTTATTAGTCGCTGTGACTTTCTTTTGAGCCGCCGTCACAGCTTTAGTGGCTGATTTAACTTTAGCTGTATCTTTAGTCACTGCTTGAGCTGTCTGCTGGTATTTTTGATAGTCACTTTTAGCACTGTTGTACGCAGACTGGGCATCAGCTAGAGACTTTTTAAGACGGTTCAAATCATCAAGCTTAGTATTTGTAGATGAATCAGCTGTGACCGTTGGAATTGAGAATAAATAATTAATCGCGTTAGACCCATTGTTGTTATTGTTAAACGTTACGAGAATTGCACTCCCGGTTGAATAAATGCCTTCTGGTTCATTGTCGCCATATTTCATACCATAACTGTCCGTATTATAGGTTTTAACAAATTCTTGTGTATTTGTCTCAACGTTATAGCAGCCCACTGTTGCTGGATCACTATTGGAGCTATAGGCACCGCTTTGCCAAAATACATACGGATAGCTGAGTGATTGTGATTGCCATGTCTGTTCACCAATCGTGAAACCCATTGTCGAAATACTGATTGTGTTCTTGGGTGATGATAAGTTGCCGGGATCACAAATACAGTAACTATCGGCCGTCGTATAGCCAACCAGATTGTTATTGGTATCGTAGTTAACTCGGAGCAAGCCTTCTGAATTAAATAGTGATGTTAGTGAACTAGCCGCTATCGTTTGACCAGCCTGGTATGGAAACTTGCTAATCTGATAGCCATCATGTTTAACGACCGCCCAGATATTGCCTGAACCATCAACCCCAAATGAGGAGCCATGACCCCCGTCGGTAATCGTCATTTTAGAAACATATTTCATTGAACTGTCCATCATCTGATAAACCGTATCTGATCCAGAAGCATATGAGATCAGATAGCCGCCATTATAGGGGACCGTATATTGAGAACCGATATAGGGTGACTTGCCGACAGTATACTGAGCTAGCAAGCTATGAGATGATTCATCAATACTTAATCTTTTGCCGTCTGCGACATCATTTAAGCTCTTTAGATAATCATTATTGGCTTGATCATATGCCGCCTGAACGCTCTCTAAAATAGAAAGGGCCGAATTGTAGGCACTTTTTACCACATCTGCCGCTGTTGTCATTATGCTGTCCCCCTTTCACGTGTTGCCATTTTTTGGCCAAACATAGCTTGGACTTGTTCTTTAACCGCCTTAGAAATGTCATTGGCTACTTTGGCTCCAGCGTTTTTATCATTAGCATTAACCGTGATGTTCATGTTGAGGTTAACCGTAACGTTATTGGCTCCTTTAGCATCATGCTTAGGCTGATTTGGCAGTCCTTTGAGCGGATTATAATTTTTCAGGTTTTCCAGAAGTGCTTTGTGCATCTTCTTAATTGATTCATTGCTGAACACAGAGCTTGATACCTTGCTTCGGGCACCAATTGCCGATGCAATCAAGCCATCGGCATTAGGCTTCTTAGGATTAATAGCAACTTCGGGGTCCTTTTCACCATAAATGTTTAATTTATTCTTAGTTGACCAGCCACCATTGTTATGAAGTAAAGCTGCAACTTTGACAGCATCTGCAACATGTTCGCCCGTATGGCCACCCCGTTCCCATTCACTTGAGAATTTAGCTGCCAAGCTTGATACCGAACCCTTACCACGAAGAACACTTTTAAGGATTGAGCTATTGGAACTGTCGCCGTTAAGCGCAAAGCCGATCTGTGCGCCCGCATTCTTCCATGAGGCACCGTGTTTCTTGGCATATGCTTTTAAGGCTGTAAATCTGCCCTTATACCACTGCCCCAGTCCAGAAGCACCAATACTGTTTTGTATTCCTGGGTTTAAACCTGATTCAAGTAGCCAGTTACCAAGAACCGCTTCAATACCTTTTTTTGTTGCGGATGGATAGGCTGACTTAATAGCGTCATAAAGTGTTTTAGCCCTTGATGCGATGCTGCCACTCAGTCCTAGCGAACCGATATTGCTTGCTCTTAAGTGTTTCTTGACCCACTTGAGTTGTGGGGCAATCTCTTTTGATACAAGCTTTGATAATGCAGACGAAGCTTGTTTGTTCTTCTTGGCTGCTTTTTTAGCTTTGGTAGATCTCATTTTAGTGACGTCAAACCAGCCACTAGTGGAATCAGGATTGTTACTAAACGGATTATGCTTTGAAACTCCAATATGAACATGAGTTCCAGCAGGCCCAAGTGCAGCAATCTTTTGCCCAGCATTAACGTCATCACCAACACTCACGTAGGTATGGGCACCCGAATTGTTCTTGCCGTTGAACTCTTGATAGATAACATAGTATCCGTCTGCAGACTTAGTAACCATGTTTTGACCAATTCCACTAGAGCCTCCCCAACCATTTGGTGCTCCACCAGATCGAATAACTTTACCAGGATGAACTGCATGGACAACATGGCCTCCAGAGAAATCGACACCATCATGGATTGATAGGCCTCCGGCGACAGGCCCACGATAACCAAATCCTGACGAAACGCCAAAACCATTGCCAGGGTTATGAAGCCACGTACCACTACCATAAGTACCGGAACCTTCTGAGCTTCTTGCGTTGTCCATTTGATGCCATACTTCTGTAGACCAAGGATCCCCGTATTTAGTTGTTGCACGTTTGCTTAATCCTTTGATGGCATTTCCAAGAACTGTATTTGATTTTGAAATTTTTGATGAAAATTCATTTGAAAAAGCTTTGTTTGGATGAGCATTATTCTTGCTGATGATTTTATTAAGCTCACTATGAGATACGCCGGAGCCTTTAGCAAAGTGCTGAATGCCCATTAAACGTCCTAATTTTTGGGTCTGGGATCCATTAAGGACTCTGTCACGTTTCTTTAAGGGGATCATCCTATCATTTCCATGCGGAATTAATAGAGAATTATTACGAATAATAGATTCTTGACGTGGACCAGACTTGGCATCATTCACAATTGCCAGTTGATCATTAGGAAGCTCTCCGTTTGAGCCTTTAGCATAGTGAATGGCATTAATAACGGAACTATTACCGCCAAATTGTCCAAGAACTTTATCAATACCCTTGATGCCACCGTTCAATTGATGAACAGTGTTTGACATTGCTGAATGTGCGTAATTATCCATCTTACCAAGTGCATGGCCGAAGCCAATTGCCGTCGCTTTACCACTTGAAATTACACCAGACTGCATTTGGTTAACTTGTTTCTGAACACCCTTCTGTATACTGTTATACGTTGAAATAGCTTGATTCTTAGACTTAGTCGTGTAGTGTTTAGTATCACTACTGATATTGCGCCACCTCGACGTATTGCCTTTGTCAAATTGGCGCAATTGCTTGTATGAACCTTTTTGCAATTGATCATAATCGATAACAGTTTGCTTTTGAGTCTTACCGGTATATTTAGCAGTTGACTTGTGAATACTTGACCACTTGGAGTTGCTTGATTTACTGAACTTAGACAATTGCTTAGATGAACCAGATTGAAGATCACTATAATCTTTAATAGTCTTTTTGCTTACTCTTTTAGCAGCTTTCAATGACTTATTTGAAGATGCGGTAAGCTTAGTATTCCCGGTAGCATAACCAGGCAACGCTTGACCATAATTGCCAGTAAGAACACGTTTGGTGTCCTTAGCATTAAGAATCTTCTCTCCAGCCTTAACCCTTGTTATTTGAGGACCATTAGCGCCCAACAAACGCGCTTTGCGACCCATTACGGTATACGCAAGCTCAGGTTCCCCGCTTTCACCAATAAGTGCCATATGTGTATGTGTTGATGCATTACGAGTACCCAAAGCGTTAGCAGCAAACACATTCCCAGGTAGTCTGGAAGCATCAGTACTTGCTGTTCGCTTACTCTTCTTGGGATTCTTTTTACCATTCTTCATTTGGGAAAGAAGCGAATTCATCTTTTCAAGTTCGGGTGTTAAATTGCTTGCCATAGCTTTGGTACCAAGATGACCAAGCTTCGTTAAACCACCCCAAAGATTACCCCACCAATCACCAAACCGGCTCCAAATGCCCTTCATTTTTCCTGTCCAGGTATTCATTTGCTTAAGGTTGCCTTTAACCATTGCTGAAGTCTTTTGAACAACTTTTTCATGCATGGTTTCAGCACTATCGATAGTTTTATTCTTAGTGGTCCGAGCAGCGCTGATTGTTTTATCACGTTGGCTGCGAGCGTTGGCAATGATCTTATCATGCTGTTTCTTGCTGATTGAATGGGTTACATAATATTCCTTGTCAGCCGCATTACGAACAGAATTGTACTTCTTATTAGCAGCACTTTTGGCAGATTTATAGGTCTTATTTGCAGAATTAACAGTTGACTTCATCGTTTTGTATGAAGACCTAATAATCGAGCGAGCTTGTGACTGAGAAAGTTTCGAAGTCCGGTTCTTTAATCGGCCGTAAATAATGGTTTCTTTGTTGGTATTATTAGTAAGTAGCCTGGATACTGCCCGATTGGTTGCTGAAATAGCAGCTTCACGGCCTTTACCACCGTTTCTTTCACTTCGGGTCAGTTTACTAATGCCTTTAGAAGCATTTGAATACCGCTTACTCCAGTACTTATTGTCTGATTTTTCCATAGAAGCAGCTTGCTTCTTGGTAATAACGCCTTCTTTAAGCAGCATCTGAACGCGCTTGTTAGATGATAACTTTTCGGAATTTGTATAAGATTTTAAACCTCTGCGCATATTGCCATAAACATTTCGGTTAATCTTCGATCCGGTTCCTTTAGAAACAGTTGCCCAATTCTGATTAGCCTTATTAAAAGAAGAAGTAAATGATTTAAGCTCTCTCTTACCAGATTTATCCAACCCTAATGATGTAGCTTTCTTTGCATGTTTTGTTTTTGAATCATCCGGAACCATCATGCCGTAAATATCAGTGCTGTAGCCTTTATGATGAATAATCCGCTTTTCTGCTGAATTCTGTCGATCACCATTTCCAGTCCAGACTTGATTAGTTCTATAAGGATTAGACTGATGCTTCTTGTCAACTTCATTGAGATTTTTAACATATTTACTACCAGCAATACTCTTAGCAATCGAACCACCAACAGATGAGCCAATCATAGCAACTAATGGATTACCACCACTCAATGCAAGGCCAATCCCAGCACCAACAGCGTTACCGCCGGCTTGCCACATTTGACTGCCGCCTTGTTTGCTGTCAACACCCTTCTTAAAGGCACTTACAGCATGGCCACCAATTTGAAGGCCAATAGTGGCATATGACATCCCTTTGAGTAATCGATCACTACTCAAAGAACTAGTCATGGCACCTAATCTTGATTGTGCAAAATGAGTGCTCCCGGAACGTGTTGAACTAAGTGGCACTCTTCTTCCAGCAACTCTTGAGCCAACTTCAGCCTGTTCAATATCACTAACTGCCGAAACAGCACGTGAAGTCATAGAAGCACGCGATTTACTGCTTCCCATACCAAGCATGCGTCCAGATAATCCAAGGAGGCCCTTACTAACTTTTAAGCCTCCCCATACTCCTGCAAATGCTGCAGCATAACCGGCTGCTTTCTTGATTGGCGAAGGCAGGCCAATTAAAACTTTGAGGAATTTATTGGCAACACCTAGCGCTTTGGTGAATAGAGGTAGAACTGTTTTGGTGAATCCCATTCCCATAACATTAAGATATTGCTTAAATACATCAATCTGGTTTTTCCATGATGCCATATTCTTTTTAGCCAGTGAAGCAATATAACCATTCTTCCCATACTTTTGAGCCCGACTGACCTGTCCAGTTAGCGATCTCAATTGTTTGGTATTGTTGGCAAGGATAAGCCCTGATTCTTGACCAGTCGTCCCAAAGAACATGTGGAAAACATTAAATTTTTCAGCCGAACTCATCCCAGCAGTTGCTTTCTTAAGAACGTCCATATTATCGGCAAGTGTCTTAACTTGTCCATTAGCTTTCTGAAAATCAGAAGGCTTTAGGTTTAGAGCCGACATAATCTGTCCTTGTTGAGATTTCATAGTTGTATTGGGAGCTGCGAAAGCATTCATAACCTTACGTAGCCCAGTACCAGCGATAGATCCATCTTGTCCATTATTAGAAAGAACCCCCACTCCCGCAACAGTTCTAGCAAGTCCTTGGTTAGAACTATGGGCAGTAGCACCAACATAGCGTAAGGCATTCCCCATGCCTTCAAAATTTGTTGCCGTTAAATCTGACCCATAAGCCATTTCATTAAGAACTTTCTTGGTATAAGCGGCCATCTTTTTCCTAGAATTACCGGCCTTGGCTTTATAGCCGAATTGCTCAAGTGTTGGTGCCCCATAATTAACAACTGAATTATAGGGATCCCCAGAAGCTCTTGCGGCTTGTAAGAAGTATTTATGTGATGCTAACTCCTGTTTACCGTTATAGCCTCGACGAATAAGTTCTTCGCCGCCCTTGGCCATATCTGTAGGCGAAACGCCATATTGCAACGCAAAACGATTGTTTTCTTTCTGCATTGCCGCAGTTTCACGCTTGGATTGAGAAGTGGATTCGCCACCAGTCTTTAGCAAGTTTTTAATGGTGATGTATTTATTTTGTAAATTCGTAGCCTCATTGGCTGATTTAAGAAAGGCACCACCAATTATTCCAGCACCAATTGCAATCTGAGAACTAATATTCACAAAATCATTACCCGCATCATACAAACTTCTGAATGACTTGGTTGTTTTGTGGCCACTCTTAGAGATCCGGTCAAGGGACATTTTTCCCCGATTACCGAGCCTTTCAATCCGCGTCCTTGTATGGTCAACATCAGCACTAGTTTGTTTAAGATTTGTTTTTACTTTAAGCTTTGCCTCTTTAGGCAGATGCTTTATTGAATTTCGAGCTTCCTTAGAAGTATCAGAAAAAGCCTTGCTGATTTGTTTCGCAGATTCACGATAACTGTCAGCAAGGCTTTTGTAACGATTACTTATTTGGTCTGCATCACTAGTTAGCCTATCAGACATTTTTTTTGATTTAGAAATTAAGCTGTCATATTTATCCTCAAACTTAGTTAATCCCTGAACCGACATGCGATTGCCAAAATGGGAAAGCTGATTATTAGCTTCCCGACTAGATCTGATAAGTCGATCCATTTTGTCATTCGCACGATCAATCGCATCCATATTTTCTGACACAACTCGGAAACCAACCTTGGCACTTCTTGCGTAACCCATAGCTAGAATCCTCCTCGCATTTGTGACTGGACTTCCATGCGCTTAGAAATCGCCCATTTAAAGACAGACAGTTCATCAGCATTCATATATTTAATTGGCCGAGGCAAACCGCTTTCTAATCCGTTATAAATATAGGCATTCCAGCCAATCGATTGAGACGATGAATTATTAATTAATGCCTCAAGATCTGTCTTGCGAATGAAGTGATTAGTCAAGTTCCTGCATAAGAAACCGGTCGGCTTCTGCGCAGACCTTCATAAGACCAGAATGATTTTCCCAGAACTTCCAACTCATTTTTTCCGGTTTACCACCAACAATGGGCGTACCGATAAGCGGATTAAGTCCCAGATCATCATTGCCGTTAATAAAGGCATCCCAGTAGGCATGACGACCAACATCTGTCAAATCAATAAACTTAACAGCATTCTCTACACCTGGAAAATTGAAGGGATATTTAATGTTTTGCTTGGTCTTTTTATCCCAAAGGGTTACATAACCAACAATCATCCCGTTTTTTTCAGTTCGAACTAGTTTAGGCTCTTTAATCGGTTCTTCAGTCGCTTTAGCAGTAGGCTTAGTATTAATTTCTTCAGTCATAAGAAAACTCCTTTGTTATTTAATTCCACCTGGTTACGATTCGGTAATTGGATCAACTTGCAATACAGAAGCTTTGAATACCACGGAAACGCTTGGATATTCAGCGTTCAAAGTTGTATCAACTGGGCGCGTAATGCGGGCACTATCGGTATGAAAGTGAGCAAAACTCGAGGTTACGGATACGGGAACACCGGTTAGGTTATTTGCCAAGTCAATCAAATGGGCATAGTTGGCTGCATTAGGATCTATACTGAACGTAAAGGTTCCAGAGTGATCATGATTAATGGCCGATTTACCATTACCATTATTATCCACAGAATCAGTAACGTTATCGTTATTCCAAGCCACCGCGACTTTATCACCCGTACCAAAATCAGTGAACGGAAGTCCATCAATCTGAACTACTACTTCCCACGGGTCAAATGTATGTTGAGTAAGTTGCATTTTGAATTTCCTCCTTATAGGTCGATTTCACCAGAAATATAAACATCATCAATGGCATCTGCTGGATGATACTGCCAAAATAAACCACGATAAATACGTTGGGCTACGTCAGCGTCTTTCATATCTTCACGAGGCAAGGCAGTCACCAAATAGTCTGGTTTACCATTATCTTTTTCACCAATGCCACCGTTTTTGTAAAGCTGGTCAAACACTGATTCAACACCTGATTTAAGCAAATTAATACCTGTATTGTTAAAGGCAATTTTAGGATTTTTAGCCATGATCTTAGTCAGGGCTTTATTGCTGTGCTTAATGATGTAGTCACGGCCAAGCAAGATGTCGAGATAATAACCGCCAAGCATCTTACCATCACGGACAATAGGTAATCCTTGTGCATAGTAGTAAGTGTTGATATTGCCTTCCGTATAAGGCTCTAGTTGATCTTGCTGGAAAGATAACTGATCTTGTGGCAAGACACTATCAGCCAAATCAGATGTGTTCGCCACATCAAAGCTGCCAACCGCCAGGTTGCCTACTGCACCCACAACACCAGATGATAAGACATTGGCATGATCATCGTCAGTATTTGCCTTAAATGCAGCGGTACTTTGGTTGGTTGCATATTGGGCAGTATCAGAAATATCATCAACGTCAACAAGTAGAATTCCTGTATTCTGAGCCTCAATATAATTTGAAAGAGCTGGAATCTTGTCTTTATCAATTCCGACTGGAATTAAATATTCATCCCCGGAGTTATAGAACTTCTTAACTGCGGAAATTAAGTTATTTGAATCTGACATAACTTTTCCCTCCTAAAAAAAGAGCTTCACGATTTAATCGTGAAACTCTAAATATAAACCTGATTATTTAATAAACTATTTAGCCGCTGATGAAGCCGGTGCTGCGGCACTCGATGCTGGGGCGGCTGCTGAACTTGAACCAGAACCAGAAGCGGAACTAGCAGCTGACGAACCGGCACTTGAAGCGGAACTAGCCGGCGCAGTTACTGTAATTGGCACTGCAATTGTTTGCTCCGTTTCATTTGGATTTGTCACATCTAGTTCAGTATTGCCAGCCTTGACACCAGTTAAATCAAATCGACCGTTTAGTTTATAATCAACTGTTGCGATCGTAGTATCTTTCACAGAAAATGTGCCACCATTGGTTGGGACAGGTGAAATATTAGTTGTTGCCGTTTGACCAACTTCAACATTAACATTTTCAGGAGAAGCAACTAATGGGGTAACCACTGGTGTTACATGGTCGCTTGCTCCGGTTTTGTTGTAATCAGATTCGCCAGCACTATTAACTGCCGTTACACCAATCGTATATTCATTACCATTAGTGAGGTTAGGAATTGTCACGGTTAATTTATCTGGCGTGGTACTTAGAGTAGCTTCAGCCGGCCAATTGTCGGTACGATTTTTTACATAAAAATTATAGCCTGTAATTGCTTCTTTATCAGCGTTAGCACTTGGCGTAACCACAGCCGTTGCTTGTGAATCACCCGCCGTCACTTTAATTGTGGGGGCTGTCGGAACAACTTGTGGCGTCGTAACTTTGCCCAAATCTGTTCCAAATTTAGTCGGGTCTTGACCGGCATACGCCGCGACAAAATCATAATCAGAGGCGGGTGTTAAACCATTAAACGTGACACCGCCAGTCTCGCCATCAACCAATTTTTTAGTTAAATCAGCTTTTGCATAGCCATCAAACTTTGGATCAGCCATTCTTATTAGCCTTCTTTCATTTTAAATCGTAATGGACTGAATCACTTGTAATGGTAGGATCACCATTTGCCTGCGGCGAATTACTTACTCGCCACAGTAACATCGCTGGTTGCCGTAAAGCCACCATCTTCAGTAGTTGCTGTGATTTGTGTTGATCCTTCTTTAACATAGGTAACCTTACCAGTATCATCAACAGACGCAATTTTCGAATCAGCCGATGTAAAGTTAACCTTGCTGTCAGTAGCATTGTCTGGCTTTACGATTGCCGTTAATTGATCAGTCCCGCCGACAGTCCCAGACAATGTGGTTTTATCAAGCGATACGCCAGTGACTGGATTAGCATTAGCAGCAACCGTAACATTAGTAGTTGCTGTAATATCATCATTAACCCCGGTTTTAAAAGTGATAGTAGCATGACCGGCGGCTTTAAAAGTGACGGTGAAAGTTCCATCATTGTTAGGTGATACCGTTACTACTGACGTGTCGCCCGACGATGCCGAGACATTCTTTTCAGTGGCAGTCGCTGGCAATACAGTCGTTGCCAACTTAGCGGTGCCACCGACAATCCCACTAAGAGTAGCTTGGTCAACAGTCAAACTCGTTGGTGATACATAGTTACCAGCCGGAACGGCCGTGACAACTAAGATAGCTTCTGGTGGGTTAGGGCCGTTGAAGACCGCTTCTGCGTGTTTATAAAGTAAACTGTCTTGGTCATAATCGTCACCAACGGATTGCAAATCATTGTATCGGATTTGTGTGGCTTCGGTTGCGTCTGGGTCTTCAATCAAATACTTAGGTACTTGGTCGCCTAAATCCTTAACCGCCGTGATAACTTTGACACTGGTATGAACTGGGCCAAGTGGCTCGTTTGTAATAGGCATTATGATTCCTCCTAATTTTTAATTTCGTGTGATATTAATATTGTTATAACTAATTGAATCAATAGATGGCTGATCACTCTCAAAGTTTCGTTCAACTCGAATGTGTAAATCAAATCCATATTGCTGTTCGGAATTGTTAATCCCAATAGCGCTTCTGTCTTGCGGGTCAAGTACGCCCACAATAATGATGCCTTGTCGCTTGACCTGATAATGAACTTCTGGATCACGCAAGTTAGCCTGTAGGTTATCCATAATGTCCAATGCTTGCTCCTGAGCGGACGAATGGACAGTGATAGATATATTTGTATCCACTGGCTCATGCATGGGGTACAAGTGCTGTACTGGCGTTGAAATGGTTCCCGATGGATGAACAACAATAAATGGCAACGTCGACTTATAGCCTAACGTGTAATCAGCAATAACGTGCTGCTCGTCAAGATTAGTCAAAGAACGAACTGTCTGTCGAATGATTGCCGTCGTTTGTTCCCAATTTGTCGTTCGCTTCATTGTCGCTGTTCACCTCCTGATCATTAGACCGCAGATAGTATATACTGGCGTCTGACATGCCATAATAATTATCTTGACCAACTACCTGTAGGTATTCCCACTGGGTATCATCAGTGCCGGTTTTAATACCAACAACCGTCCCAAATGGGACACTCTGTAGCGAATACCATTCGTGACTACAGTTAATGCTCTTGCCATCGGCGGTCAGGATCACTTGGTTAGCATTGGCATTGGGACTAACTGGGACAATGGGTTCACTGATGTCATTATAGGGCTGTTTGCGGAAATCAGTTGGTAAAAATTCTCCGGTTAGTGTTATTCCGCCGTCTTTGTATGAGGTATTCCGATAAACTCTGATTGGAATCCCATAACGCTTAATCAAACTCTTTTTTATAAACTTCAAATTTCCACCACCTTAAAATCAATTGAACTATGCAACGCACCAGTATCAACAAGTGGATCATCTTTACCCTTATTCTCAATCGTTAATGGAGCATTATGAGGCAACGTCTTGAGCACAATTTCGTCCTTAATTCGTTGCTTTATTAATAAGCCCACTTCTTCATACAATTCTCGCGCAGTCATTCGACCGTTAAAAATAGCACTTAGGCCATCTTCAACGGTTTCTTGTATCTTAGACATCCCCATATCAATGCCGTCTCGCAAAAATGAACGTTCGGGTATCTTCACATGCTTGAGTCTACGAAACGTACCGTCTTTCATCGGAACGACAAGATAAGGACCGTTCTTGGGATATATTTCTGCGCCAAATTCATTAACGGTGGCGATCATTTGTAGGAATGCTAGAGATTTATTCCCAACCGGCACCATGACCCCAACTTCCACTCGGTATCGATTGAGGGATCGCAGTTCCTCCTTAATCTTAGGGAAGTTATTGTCGTCAGAAAATAGCTCAGCCAAGTTTAACCCTCCATCCGCTGTACCCATATCGGCTTAATAACTCATTCAGGAGCTTCTCCCATTGATTAACTGCGTTCCCATTGTATTCGGTATGCAAATCTTTAAGGTTATCTACTAGAATGCCCTTACCAAGGTCAGAATTAATCCAAATGAGCGACAATACCTTCATTTTCACCGCTTGTGTCCAAACAAAGCTGTCATTAATGGGAATATTTAACGGCTTAATCAGTCCATAAGCAATGTCAATCAAATCATTAAGTGTATCATCACTTACATCAACGTCAGATAATCGTTTAACGCCCGCGATAATAGTACTTCGATTGAATGGAGAATCCATATTGTCACCTTCTACTTAGTAGCTTTCGAGATAAGAATATCTTTGCCGGGAGTCAAGTTCGATTGTGGATAAATACGGTTAATGATTGCTAATTTACGAGTAGTCGTGTTATTAGCAGTGGCAATTGCCCATAACTCATCGCCGTTTTGAACCGGATAATAAACATTCCCGTTTTTGGAATAGTTCTTGGATGTATCAATTTGATCAGGAAACATGTTGAATCCTCCTTTACTTCAAATCATAATGAACTGAATTGCTAGTTACGATAGCGTTACCCGTTGCCTGCGGCGAATCACTTACTCGCTAAAACATCGAGAATAAAGACCTGTTTGGCCACCGTAATCGTTGGTACAAACTTCTCATCGACAATTGTCTTAACCGTTACTGGATCATCACTTGCCTTAGTCAACAGGGAAACTCCTGTATCGAATAAGGCAACATTGCCCATACCGGCAGTACCGGACAAATCTTCTTCCGGCGTTTCAACAAAATTCATTTGGCCAATCGGTGTGTTCGCACTTCCTGGAAGAAGAATAACCTTACCATCTGGAATGAATTTAGAGAACGTTCCATTATCGTTCCATCCCTTGTCATAAACAACTACTGAAAGGCCCAAGACAGCAGAGAACCACTGAAGAACCATTGGTTCAGTAAGAATATTGCCTTGTGGGGACACAGAACCCGCAAAAATAGTATTATGGAGTGCCTCATTGTGCATCAAAGTGAACATCGTAGTTGAGTTCATCAACGCACGGTTTAAAGATGTTCCTGATTTTTGTGATGCAGTATCCTTAACCGACCGAATATCATCGTAAGGATTTGAGGCTGCATCAGTCCATGGCTTGGAGGCTGTGACACTTTGAAATGACTCATAACCGTAATCTGCTACTAGATTACCGATAGTCAATTTGCCGTTTAAGAGTGCCTGAATAGCATAATACTCACGAGTAAAACGAGCCCGAATGAGCAAATTAGCTTGATCATCGTACAGCTTCTTAGTAATAGTCAAAACAAGATTCCGGTCATTTGAAGCCAAGGCATTGTTTAAATCCTTGAAATCATTTTCATTAAGATTCAACGAGTTTTTGAACTTATAGGTTGGCAGGGTGCCCGTAGAAAGTGAGCCACGTTCAACTGGCAAAGCTGGCGAATCTTCCTTCGTATAGTCCAATGGTGCTGGATAAATATCCTGACCATTAAGTAACTTAACGTTATCAGCTTTTTGTTTCGTAGGAGTAAATAGAGCTTCCATGAGATAAGGAGCTGTATACTGTGGATTACTGTTCCAGTATCCTTGTAAATAATTGGCTTGAAGTAAATCAAATGGTGTTGGCACGATATAACATCTCCTTATCGATTAATTAATTTAACACCTGGCGTTTTGCCGGCAACTGCTTGTAAAGCTGCGACAACCGTACTATCAAGTAGCTTTTGTCGCAGATAAACATTCTCAAACCAAACCGTTACATCGGCATCACCAGCAGTTACGTCTGTATCTGCAGCAATTACGCCTGCAAACTCTTGACCATCGGCACCAGTAAATTCAGAAAGCTTAGTAGTACCTTTTGATTGATCAGCACTCAGCCAATCGGTAGTTGCACCAACTGGTGTTCCCTGTAGGACAACCTTTTTGCCACTAGAATCAGCGGTAACGGTTGAACTATCAATTGTCCCCGGTAAGCCAACAGTTAAGTCGGGTCTTACGCGAGGATCAGAATTAGCAAAATATTGTTGTGCCATCTTTTTCACCTCATTTATTATTTTTGATCAAAGAACTTACCCTTAAACCGGTTAGGGTCTCCGAGAGTGTTCTTAGCAACAATTTCTCCGAAACTCGGAGCTTCGGTAGTTTGTTGTTGATTGCCTTTGGGAATATTGTGATTCTTAAACATGTCCTGCTTTGTCTTTTTAATGACGCGATTAAGTAAATCCTTGAAGTTGTCAACATTGTGTTTAGTTGCTTCTGGATCGTCTCTAATGAGTGTCTCAACATCGTCTTTGGTAAACTGATACCCGGTGTCTTTGAGCTGGTTAAACACCTCACTGCGCATGTCTGATCGATTTTTTTCAGCTTTAAGTTGTTCATTCTCTTTAAGAATTTCATTGATCTTCTCTTGCCGCTTCTCGTCATCAGTCATCTGAGCATACTTTTCAGCACTACTTTTGCCAGCCTTTTTCCCTTCTTCAATACCCTTTTTATGGGCACGGAACTCACGGTCTTTCAGCAGCTTGTCAACTTCAGCTTGCGTAAATGTTTTGCCATCATCGGTGTCATTATTTTTAGCATCAGTGTTTGTTGGTTCCCCATCGTTAGCATTCTGTTTAGCTGGATTACTATTACTGTTGGTATTTTGGTTGCTCTGATTTTGATTGCTATTTTGGGTAACTGTATCAACAAGACTTTTGATAAAATCGTTGGCTGATTGGTCATTTTGACTAACAGGATTCGTAGCAGAATTATTATTGGTGCTTTGGCCACCTTCACCATTGCTCCCACCTTGTGCACCAGGTTGGGATTGGCTACCTGCTTGGCCAGCATCGGCAAAATACTGCAAGTCCATGTTTAACTTATCTGATTCCATGTGTTGCCTCCGTTTATAGCCTGTCGGCTGTTAATTCCTTGCGCAGTTTAATGTCTTAAGCATGTTTGGGACAATAAAAAAAGCAATGAGGTTTACTCACTGCTATCACTTGTTTGATTATTCTTTGAATTACTAGCTACTACAGCTGTTCCAATTATGCCAGCTAACGGTGCCAGCGAAACATGTGCCTTTTTAGTACAGCGACAATATGGATGTGAATCATCAGGAATGCTCGGGGAACTGCTGTCATTAACGGCATAAGGGCCGCCTTCAGCTATGTCTTCACATTTAGCACACGCACCTGGCTGAGTTACCCAATCAAAATAAGCAATTCCTTGCGACTTAAACATCTGTGTGGTAGCCCGATCAAGTACTCTCGCCCGTTCGGTAACAATCATGCGCTTAATATAGGCATCGTTAGTTTCAAACATCCCAGTTACTGTTTGTGGCTTAGCCGTACGAATACTCGGAAATAACTGATTGACATCTGCTTGCTTTAATCCGGTTCGCAATGATTTAGCTACCAATGCCTGGACATTGTTAACGAGATTATCATTGTATAGCCAAATGTCATCGCTCCATTGGCTGCCATCAACAGTTTTGCTAATGATCTGATCAGAGTTACGTAAGACTTCTCGTTTAGTAATCTTGGCTGCCTTAACAGTGTCGGCACCAGCTTTCTTAGCCAACCGATTGTTGTTAAATTGACGACTAACATCCCGCTTAAAATCACTGTGTAACGTTTGATTAAGCAATTTAATGGTGGCAATTGTAGCTCCGGCAATACTGAAACCGATCAAAGAATTTAAAGTATGATACCGATCAATTGGCGCATTCCTGACATATTCCTTAGATCGATTCTGGGACTGGGTATCATCATTTATTCGTGCTTTGACCTGAAAATGAAGCAGGCGACGTCTATCAATAGTCGAATCACGTTTCAAAAGTTCAACATATCTTAATAAGCCATTGACGCCATATTCAGCAATAAAGAAATTAAGATGATCTTCAATCTCTTGCAATGCAATTTGATAAAAGTCGTGGCTTTTACCATAAACTTGTTCATCACTTTTAAGCAACTTGGCGATATATTTTTTCTCTTGAGTTTTACTAATCGGTTTCATTAATCATCACCTTTAGGCTGTGTCGTGTTGTTTTGATTGTTTTCAATATCAACATATGGATCTAACCCCCGCTTCTTTGCTTGTTGGGCTTCTTTATTCTGTTCGGCTGAGATTTTTTGCATTTCTTTTTTAGCATCGGGAACATTCGAAAGTGAAGCAATTGCCGTTTCTCGTGAAGTGGTTGATTGCAACTCGTTAGCTGTCTGTGCTTCGGCTAATAAATTATGTGGAATGGTAAAGTTAAATGTATACTCCAAGTTATCAACATCGTCAACATTGATTCCCTGGGCTTGTAAAGCACACGCCCAAATCTGAGTTAGTGCCTTTTTCATCTTGGTTTCTTTGTTCAGCGCTTTAATTTTCATTGAGTGAATTTTAAAGTCCAGGGCTTGGGCAGCTGATGTACTAAAATCGATATTGTCTAAATTGGGAATCTGTGCAACCTGATAAATAAAATCAGTGTCATGTTGAATCTGATTTTCCTGTAGTTGGTCGCCAGAAGGTTTCTCCATAAACTCAGCATCCGGCGTTGGTAAAGCTTTAGACTCATCAGAATCAGCCCAGGCTTTATCCAAATAGAGGTTAAGAACTCTTGATTGCTTAATTTCTTTAAGCTGATCATCATCAAGTTCAGAATTAATCACTTTCAAGATACTAGCCGCAAATGAGTCGGAATTGTTAGATTTAGCGCTAACAGCACTATCTAAATCATCAACCAAGCTGATTACATCATCAAACACACCAATTCGTTCTTCGTTATCCATGATTTCGGCCATTGGTAACTGACTAAATGGGTGCCCTAATTGGTCATCAACTCCCGTATCTGGATCAGGATTTTCATCAAAAGTTAGTGAGTCGTTAGTGGTAGCCGAATTGCTAAAGGGCACTGTGTCATTGACTTCAATTAGTTGTCCGTGTAAAGACTCATTGCCTTTGTCATCCGGATAATAACTATAGGTAACACCAAACAACGGTTTATTCCGAATTGTGTTGTCATAAACCATAAATGTGTTTAGTGGATCTAAGAAAGTGATATAGGGATAGGCATTCTTGTCAGTATAAAGGTAAAGATAAGCGCGTCCGTAAACGCTTGACCATTTAGAAGCTTCAGTGAATACATCATCCAGAACCTGATGCTTAGTCATATCCTGAATAAGATTGTTGACTTTGTTGCCTTCCGTCGTTTCTTCTTCTGACGGGTCTTGATAAGCAATATCAATTGGCGTTCCAATAAAATAACCGTTGAATGAGTCAACTAGCTTTTTAGGCATATTAACAATTCGACGGTTGTCCGGGTCACCATGCGGGGTTGGTTTGCGATTAAGAATGTTGATATGCCGACCTTTATAATATTGACGTTTCATAACGTAGGTTGGCATCAACTGCGTTCGATGCAGATTAATCATGTTAAATAAATCATTGGGATTGTCTTTTATTTTTTGACTAGCAGAATAATGAAAGACATCGTTATCATCCAGATAAGTACTACCAGACAAATTAACGGTGTTATTGTTTGTCCATCCCAATTTTGAGGCATCTCGCCCGGAAATAAACGTATCTTGAATATTAGGATATTCTTTTTGTAAAATTTCACTAACTTTCATTCATTAAATACCTCGCTTAAACAATTTAACTTTGGCATTGATGTGCGGATCAATCTTCAATCCTAACTTACGAGCATTATCAATCGCAAAATATTTGAAAGCATCAACGGTATGATCGTTTTCCTTAACCACTTTAGGATTATCACTGTGGACGGTCTTTTCATCCCATTGGTATTGCTCATGTTGTTTAATAAATATCTGGTTTTCTGGTGTGTCAAGATAGTACACACGTCCTTGTGCCAATAATGATGATACATAATCGATCATGGTTGCTTCATCGCTCTTGGCAACACCGTGCCAAACTTCGTTATATTCCTTAACAAATTCATTTCGTAAAGCTCCTTCAGCTGAGTCAATCGTGCGTCGATCAACTCGAACTTGATAATCTATTGATTCTTCAAAAGCTTTAATCTCTGATACTAAATCACTAGGTGCCTTCTTACGCGACTGATGTTCCGGACTGTAATAGTAAGTGTGCAGCAAAACAACTTTTCCCTGCGCCGTCAAACCAATTGCTAAACAGGTCGTTGCTGAATTAATATGACCGGCATCGATTGAGTAGTACAGGTTAATCAATGGATCATCAGAAAATAAGTCGGTTAAAGGATGAAACAGCTGCATATTGTAAACGTTAGTCCCTAAGCCAATAACCTTTCCCAGATATAACCAATTGTAATAATCCGGATCATTCTTTTTATACGTTTCAATCAAAGCTAGTTGTTCGTCATTCGTAATGCCTAATTTATCATCGAGATACGTAGAGGTATCGATATAACATTGTGGATTCTGTTCCTGTAGTGCAATCCATTCATTAATCCAATCATATGGATTGCGTGGCGGATTATAGCTATAAAACACCTTCACGTCGTTAACCCAGGGCGACTTTTGCCGAATGAAAGTCGGGTTGGTTTGATCGAAAACTTCAGCACTCTTAAAGTTGCCCGCCTCTTCGTACCAAAGAGCAATCACATTTTGAATGGTATTTGATTTCAACTTTTCAGGCTTATCACCACCATAAAAATAGAACGCACTGCCCGAGGAAATATGGGTAATGCGCATTGGTGAAACCGAATATTTAAATTCATCTGTCATATGAAGCATGTCAATTGCCCAACAAATTTGACCGTATACAGAGTCACGCAGATTAACCGTATTTTCCCGAATGCAGACAACGTTCACTTTATGGCCTAGTTGAGCCTGCTTCTTCAGCATAGTCAACAGCTTCAGACTAATAGTCGATGATTTAAAAGAGCCCCGGCCACCCTTAGCAATGATGTAAGAGCACTTTGTCTGCCACAGCTTCTTAAAATGTGGATTAACAATCTGAGATATTTTAATTACTCGCTTAGCCTTCGTTATCATCATTAACACCTCCCAAATCGTCAACTACCAGCGTACCGTCTTCATGATGTTCAACTTTTTTAATTTCTTTCGCTTTCGTTTCAGCAATTTCAGCATCGGCAACAGCCCGTCGAACTTGTGCTTTGAGTAACTCATCGCTATCCGGATAACGCTTTAGGATTTCCTTAGCCGCGGCAATTCGCGTTTTTAAATCCGCTTCTTTTTCAATGGTGTCTACATCAAACTGTGTGGACACGACAACCGTTTCTTTTTCTTCCCCTCTTGCTATCCGAGTAAGTAGTTGCAACGCCTCCTGGGCGTCCATAATCTTATGTGATTCAATCTCAGCCATGAGTTGATTGATGTATGTTTTTATATGGGGTTTTTTAAGGTTTTCTGACCCCGTTTCCGCCGCAGTCTTTTTTGAATAGCCTGCATTAAGCGCCGCTTTAGTAGCATTGCCAAGCTTTACATACTCTTCAGCAAAAGCCTTTTGTTTAGGCCGCAATTTCATCACATATCACCACACCTCCGGATTAATTAATTTAGCTAAGCTATTTATTAAACGATTTGCAAAAGCCGATTCCTAAATAAAGTGATTCAAAAAATATCCAAATCGGATTGTAACCTTGCATATATGATTGAGATTTATAGATAAACCACAAATACCTTTTAATAGTTTTCATATCACCACACCCTTGCATTCTATGAATTAAAGGTCAACACAATTATTCACCACGGTATGGCGGTGTGATATTGCTACCAAAGGTCTCTGTTAGCGCGAAGAAGTATCGATAATCTTCATTGACATTGTCATATTGACTAATTGTATCTAGTGACTTGGCCATAATCTCAGCAGCCTGCTGAATTCCTTTGTCAATCGTGCCGTTATCTAGCTTCTTTTGAACAGCACTTGTGTCCAGTACGGCATCTCTCAATGCCTTATTTATCTCCGTACTAAATTCGTCTTGAATCATGCTGACGATTGCCGATTTATTAAACCTTTGATCACCTGAATTGAACATTTTTGTCATTTTAATTCCTCCCAGTTGAACCGAAACCGTCACTACCACGGTCACTGTCGTTTAGTTTGTCGCATTCAATAGATTGTACTGAGACGTCACGCCGAATAACCAACTGGCAAACCTTATCGCCTTTGTTAATTTGATTAGGCCGATTAGATAAGTTAACGAAAATCGCCATGATTTCACCACGATAGCCAGGGTCAACCGTTCCGAGAATGCACTTTAATGGTGTCCTAAGACTCATCCCTGCCTTGGTCTAACTTCAGCTGAATACCCTTTGGTTAACTGAATTGAAATCCCCAAAGAAACTCTTTTCGTTTCGAATGGTGCAAAATAAACAGTTTGATCAGCATATAAATCAAAGCCGGTATCATCTGGATGTGCCTGATGTGGTGCCATGGCAGATGGGGTCATTTTTTTATATTTAAGGATTACCTTAGGCACGTTTCCTCATCCTTTCCTGCTTATGTCGCATGTCGTCTGTTAACCGTTCTTTAAATGGTGTCTGTAATGTGGAATTAATATTATTAATATCTTCTGAACTATACATAACACCACTAGCAAATTGAGCCTCAGAACTAAATATAATCAAAAATTCAATTCCATCAATATAATATTTAGCAACCCCGTTTATAAGCTTTCCCTGCGCATAAATATATTTCATCTTAATGTCATTGCTTGGAGACTTTTGTTTAAAATAATCTCTTAACTCATCGTATCTCATTTTATTTTCGCCTCTATACAGGCTTTTCCTTTTAGTCTAAACTCATTCAATTTACGTGCCTGTAAAGCTTTACGCTTGCGATCCTTGATTTTGGATTTTTTATGACTCTTCGTGTGTTTATTATGCTTACTCACTTAACAGTCCCCCTCAATATC